CGCCAAGATCAACACAATAACGTGTTCTTGTTTCAGCATCTATCGGACCGTTAATGGTGAAGTTCTGCGTTACGCCACACGCCAAACAACTAGGGTTAGATGGTATCTCACGATCATTGATAGAAAGAACGTACTCGTTCATGTACGGATCGTAACCGCCTATCTTCTGAGTAGAGAACGAATTGATAAACTGATCTCTAAACCATGTGCGCATATTAGCTTCTGATACCACAAATAGCTGCTCGTCATTGTACGACGTTCCTTTGAGTTGTATCACAGCACCACGCTTCACATCGGTGAAGTATCGGTCATAACCCCAATGCACGTAGCTCTCAGGATTAAAGCTGATGCCATACTTCTCTGTACGTGCTATCTGTGTTCCTAGTACCTCAGGAACGGATGTAACCGCTCCACCTGCAGCGGAGTCAGAAAGTAAGTTCTTACCTGCAAGTACGTAGGACACCTTATCTTCTTGGAGTACGAGTACGTCTGTCTCGCGCCCATCCAATATACGAATGCTGCCAAATGATACCTCAAGCTCTTTGAGATTCACTAAACCAATATTAAACTCGTTGAGCTTATTGACATTCGTCTCAGCGTTGTAGACACCGCTATATGTGATGTCGGCAAAGTTGTCTGACTTACCATAGTCCTCGGCAGCGGTCGTGGTCACCCTGTTACCAAGGTCAAATGAGTGCCCGATAATAGAGTCAAGGATCTTGTAGCTCTCTGTACCATTACCGAAAGCGAAGCAGTTAAAGAACTCAGTATTGATAATTGCGGGAGTGCTTGTTGCGATGTCTTGATTCTGCACATTACCCATGTGATTGCCGTCGATGATATCAAACGACATATTATTCTCAAAGAACACATCAGGGAGAGCATCGGTTGGTTGGGTTTCAAATATGAGAGATCCTGCCGAGCGATACACTTGGATCTGAACAGTTACAGTAGAAGTATCAGCAAATCCATATCCTGATGCAGATCCTTTTACTCTTAATATCAATTCTCCTCCGCCCAATACGTCAAATCTGTAATAGTTATTGCAGTAATCACAATTAGAAATAACACCATGCCCTGATAAGAAGATATTTTGAATAGGACACGTGCTGCCGGGTTGAACTACAGCAGTTCCATCATTAAGATATGATGCTATATTGTCTCCAAGCCACCAATCTTCCATATTCGCATATTGAGAAGACGATGTAAATGTTTTGTCAAAAAAATAAGTTCTTTCTCCATAGATAGACTGAAAACCAAATAACAATCTTATTTTACTTCCCAATGGAACAGTATAATCAGTCCATACGCCGGGGGAGCTTTCTATATTCATCGGATAGTTAACTTCAGGGCATGCGCCTGCCAATGAAACATCATATTCCTTACCGGGATTTATATACCCATTTGGCAATTCAACAATTGAAATAGAGGTAAGGCTTACCTTCATATAAACCCCCGCAGGAACGGCAGCACCCGATACAGGAGTAATAAAACCTGATGATTTCGACTCTTTCTCAAGTACAGTAATATACGAGCATTGCTTTGTAGGACCGTCAGAGTCAGCCTTAATGATAAGGCGATCACCGACCTCTACCTTTCTTGCGTTCTCGCCCTCTAAAAGGATGTAGCAATTGTTTGAGTTGGGGTCAAGGAAATAGATGTTTGAGAAGATTGTCTCAAAGCCCGAAGCGTCAGGCTTACACACAAACTTATACCGCTTTGCAAAAGCAGGTGGCTTTTGTGTCGGAGGAATAGTGACCTGAATAGAGTTCTGATTAGCACTGTAACTACATGGTATATGCTCAGTGTTGTTTGGGCTCACCAAGGCTGTAGTAGCCCTGTTAAACTCGTCCATGTAAACGATACCAATCTCGTAGCCTCTGTTACTATGAAGGCTTCTCGGACTCGCTATTTTTTTATAGGTAATACCCGCATACGATATGCCATAGTACTCATAGAAACTTGCAGTTGGTGCACCTGTATTATTTACAAAGCGCATCGCAGGAAATAAAAGAGTGACAAAACCGCTACCCAATGTAGCACCTATCAGAACAGGCTGACCTACCCCTGTAATACCACTCGCATACTTTGTGTATGTATTGAGAGTGCCCGGCACTTGACAATTAAACACATCAGTTAATGTGTATCCGTTACAAGCAGTGCTTACAGGTTGAATATTTGACAAAGTGCCAATCGCATTTTGAAACTCTGCGCTTGTTGCGAATTCATAAACAGAAGCATAGTCGCCATTCAATATAACAGTAAAGTTTACTGAGATATTCTCAGACGTGCTATACGGTGGAGGAACTGTACCTGTAAATGAGTCATGTGTAAAGACTAATCTAAACGAGATCGAAGATCCTGCTATCAAGTCAAGCCCACCTAAATAAAATTGCAACTTACATAGGTCAACAAAGTGTGGAGTGTCAATAGTGTAAGTATTACTTTGAAATCCGGGACTAATATCGTACTGACCAACAGGAGCGGTAATCATATCAGTAGTGTACTCAAGCATGATCGGGAAGCCATCAGCATCTAACAGTTCATACCCATCAGTATAATTTCCATACATCAACCGATTACCCATTATCGTCTGAGCGAAAGCGGTCAACGGCACATTGTCGTATAACCTCAACAGTTCTGACTCAGGAAGGATAGTAAAGATCTTACTATTGCTGAACGTGAAAGTATAGGTAGTATCATCGGATAGACCTGCATCCTTTTTATTGATCTTCTCAATTACTTTAATGATATTACCATCAGCCTGTTTAAACAGCAGGTCAATACCAACGACTAACTCGCCCCCTGAATTATAGGTAACGTTTGCTGCATTGCAACTGTTTGTCATTCCCGCATTGAGAACGCTGTCGTCAACAAAAGCAAAATTGTTTGGCACAAAAGCAATATCGGACCACTGCGAAGTGGCAGAGTACTCGTTATCCACATACCTGTAACGATAAGCAAATGATATGAAACGAGTGTCCATATAGTTCGACTGATCGCTAGTCTTTACCGGCTGCACCAATGGTGCTGCTACGGGAGGCTGCTTGATTACAAGTATTGAGTTGTAAGAAAAGTCGTCAATGTTTGATACCGGGTTCGGATAATTTCTAGTGGTATTGATGAATCGAGGAGGATTGAATCCGTCGGTAAAAAATAAAAGATTACCAATGATATTTACACTCGGTATAACATACTTTGGATCGAAATTGAGAGTAGTATTAAACCCTCCTCCGTCGTTAATGCTGATTACATTGTAAGTAAGAATACCCGTCACTACATTCATTGACACTATAAGGTCTAACTTACCCGTTGCCCCAACAGGGAATGATGGGTCATGGACAAACCAATAAATCGTCTCTTGTGAACTACGCGCAAAAGCCCCGATGCATAAAGCATCAGCACTTAATGGTGTTCCATCAATGTATGCAATGGAAGTAAGAGGAAGATTGCCTTTTGAGTTCTCGATAACGCCAACCTCAGAGTTCTCGGTAGAGCCCATGCGTATGTTGAGTGCATCAATATACTCTCCATTTGGAACAAGTCGTTCATCAACGACTTTATTCATCCTTCCTGCTATGAAGTTGCGACTAAAGTTCGTCATGTTATTTAATCCATTTATCCATTCCTCTCATGTTCATCAGCAATCGACCCGGATGCATATTGCTTATGCGGATCTTAGCATTACGCCATAGCGCTGTGCGTCGCTTACGAAGCCTGTTGATCACATACTCCTGAACGCCAAGTTTTGAGTTGCTGATCTTATACTCAATGTCGGCATAGATGAAGTCCTCAAATAATTTGTTGACGCTGATCAGTGAATCGTCACCGCCCTCCATGCCATCAGTGATGTATTCAAGTAAACACAACTGATTTGCCATGTCAGAGCTGAAGTTAATCACCCCTGCTTTCTTGTCGATGGTAAATGTAGGATTGAAGTTTGCCGTTTCGGTATTTAAGCCATAACGAGCACCGATGCGATAGTCGAAATACCAATAGCCATCAACAAACCATCCTATCTGACCATTGAAAATACTTCCCGGATTGAGATAAATACTTTGCTCATGTCCCGTGATACGATCAATGTCCAATTGCGAGTGCTGCGGACTGAGCACGTTTCCGTTTATATCAAAAAGAATTTGACATTTATCGTCCTGCAAAAAGGCTCTCGCTGACTGCACTTGAATATTCTCCGACAAAGGACGAATCCACCCATCTTTATACAGGGAGATGCGTACCCAATTTACATAGTCCGGAGGCAGAACGAATCGAAGGTCATGGCATACGTCAAGCTCCAATACTTTAAGTTCTTTGAATGCATCGTAGTTGAGCTCTTGGATAGATCGCTTGGCATGAAAAAGAACACGGTATCGCTCCTCATTGTTGATAAGTGAGTGATTACCGTAGTACATCAACATAAAGTTATTGACAATATCAGTCAACGGAACATACTGATACGAGCCCCAATTTTTATCCTTGGGAGCAACGCCTCCATTCTCGTAATACTGAAAGTCAGATATGTATGCCATTGCTTATTATTGTTGCTGACTGAATGATGGTTCTTCTCTCTGCTCTTGAGCCATTGCAAACTGAGCCACCTGCTCCTCACGAATTGAGATGCCGCAATACTGACAGATCTTGATCACTAATTTATACTCGTTCTCATCAGGAAGCTCAAAGTCCTGATAGTCGGGTTGTGACTGATCAAAGACGGGAGAGCCACCCGAAAGAGTGACGTATGTCCACTTTGGGTCTTTAGGATATCTGAAATACTTTGCTACCACCTGTCCCGGCTTATTGATCGTAGATGGGTAGATACGAAGTACGTCACCATCTTGAGCGTATGCAGGGAAGTAGTCGTTTGGTTTTGTCAGGTTCGATGCGTTCAATAAACCAATATTTGTATGAATTACCTTCTCTGCCTCTTTCTCCTGTGATGCTGAAAAAATAACATAATGCTCACCAGTAGATTCGAAGATGTCATCTGATAACAAAAGAGTAGTAAGAGTCGTGACCGATACCACTGATGCATAAGTTCCTGCATCTATGTTTACAACGATATCATTCTCTGCTATACCGGCAGCGATAAAGTCTGCTGTGCTGTCTACGAGATTATTTACAGATACGTTAGTGTTCGTTCCATTAATAATAGGAAATGGAAAGCACACTACGTTGTTTATGAGCTTGTACTTATAACCTGTAGTAGTAAGTGATGGCAAATAAAAGACATTTGCTACGTCATGCGTAAGGCTTTGGATAGATATAAACACCTCCATGTCCTCGGCAAGCCCTTTCTTTAAGTCAGCATATCCGGTTCCTGCCGACCGAGCATTCTCCATATTTACTGATTTATTGAAGCTGCTGAAATATTCCTCAAACAACTCCATCTGAGCCTGCTTTGCATACAGGTTAAAATCCGACGGAGAGATGTACCCGTAGTTGTTTTTATTGAGGATCGACAGAACAGTGTTCCTTACGGAGTTTATCATCTACAGTCATTTTGACAAAGATAAATAAAAAAGGAGGTGCATAAGCACCTCCCTTAACGAGAAAATAATCATGGCAAGATTAGTTCTGCGCCTCTATTTTAAGAGCCTTCAAAGCCTCGATACCTTCGTCTGTCTT